TTTATTCTACGAGTTGATGATAAGTGCAATGTCGGTCTGTTTGAAGCCGATGGTGGGGCATGGAAAAACAAGGCCATGCAGTCAATCAAGGATTATCTTGAATTTGAACTAGGGGAAGGCTATACGATCATAGCTTAGTTATTTTAACCGGTTGGGCTTCGGCTCAACCGGGATTCTACCAATGGAGGAATGATATGAGTAAGTATTACACAATACAGGCAGTGATTGAAATTTTAGAGAATAAGGGATTTCACATTGAAGAACCTGAGCATAATGGTGTGCTTCATTGTACAGCACCAGGTTATAAGGAAATTAAAATGAAAACGGATGGTGTTACCCATTATTTTAAGGTCCTGACGAATTACACCACTAAACTGGGAAAAGCCTTGGAATGGGCAGGAGTTGATAATCTGGAGGATGTGGCGTGAATTATAGTTTTGATATTGGTGTGGCTGAAAAGTTGGGGGTTAATGCTGCAATTGTTGTTCAAAATCTACAGTTCTGGATTAAAAAGAATGAAGCCAATAACAAGCATTTTCATGATGATCGCTACTGGACATTTAATAGCATTAAGGCATGGAAAGATTTATTTCCATTCTGGTCAGATCGTCAAATCCGGAAAATTTTGGATGATTTGATCGAAAAAGGAATCATCATAAAAGGCAATTATAATGAATTAAAGTATGATCGTACTTTGTGGTATGCATTTACCGATTATGGCATTTCCATTTTACATAATTGTCAAATGAAAGTGACAGATTTGTCAAATCGAAGTGACAAGAACGTCGAACCTATACCAGATATAAACACAGATATAAACACAGATGTAAACACAGATAGAGAGAGTACCCCCGAAATGACAGAAATTGAAATCACTGGTGAATGTGAAATTAAGGCAACCGAAGTAATTAAGGCCGGAAAGATTGATCTTAACGATATCGTTGCTGAGTTTAATAAAGTCGTCGTTAGGCTGCCAAGGGTCACCATGCTTACTGAGAAGCGCCGAAAGTTAATTAATGCAAGACTGAATGAGTATGACCGTGAGGCAATAAGCGTCTGTTTTTTCAAGGCCGGGAAAAGTAATTTTTTAGCCGGTGAGAATGATCGGGGATGGGTTGCCAGTTTTGACTGGATTTTAAAATCTGAGAACTTCGTGAAAGTCTACGAAGGAAACTATGATCCCAAGGTTAGCGTCCCTAAAAATTTGCAGGGGGCCTTGAATAATCTGGCTAACCAGATGAGTAGCAATAAGGGAGATGGTGATATTTTTGGACTCTGAACAGACAGCTAAAATTTTGACGGTGATTGCATCGGTATATCCCAATTTCAAGGTCGATGAGGCTGGTTTTATGAATAAAACATGGCATGCATTGCTTAAAGAGCTTGATTATAAACATGCCAGTGAAGCATTGTTTAAGCTGCTGAAAGTGATGAAGTTTCCACCAACCCCAGCGGATATCATTGAAACAGCAAAAATTGAAAAGTTATTAAGTTTTGAGAAACAGGAGGAACTAAAAATTGAATCATGCGGAAACAACCAACTTTCTGGAGGAAATGCAGGGGTGCTTTCCTCGGATTAGTGTTCGGGATGTCACCATCGAAACATGGAAAGAGATTCTGGACAACGTGCCCTATGATACTTGCCATAAGGCGTATATCAAATATTTGAAATCTGGTGAATCAAGGGAGCCGAAACCGGGGGATATTCTATCACTGGCAAGAATAATGCATAAAGAGATTGTCATAAATCATGTTGAATGTGAGCTTTGCCATGGCCGTGGAATGTTATTCATCCTTGAGTCGGACGGGCATGAATGTGTTGCCAGGTGCAGCTGTCAAAACGGGAAATTGTACCCGCACTTCCCAATGGTCAAGCTGGGATTTCACCGGCATACTGAGCTTGGACGAATTGAAGTAATCAGATGATTGGAGAGTATGAAAAATGAATGATTTTAGCATATCGACTGAACGTGCAAGCGTGAGTTTTAGAAATAACGAGGATGAGGTCAATTTAAAAAATAGATGGGACGGATCTTTACCCCATTACGGTTTGTTTAATAGAACTATGAGTTATCTAACTTCTATTGGTTTTATAGTGGGCAAAGATCCTCGCATAGAAGAGCATTACAAGACCTTGTCGCAAGACCACAGTTACGGTAAAAAAGGTGATTTAGAGTTTAAAGCTTCAAGATATCCAGCCGGGTTTAAGATCGAATTCTTCCAAAATGTTAATTTCGAAAATAAATTCGGCGGTGAATATGACTTTGATAAATACATTAAAATGCCGTATTTAGTAAAAAAACAGTTTCTGCTAACTTGTGATAAAATCCGTCAATTTTTCCTTGAGTTAGGATATATTGACGGGTCTAGAATCGAAGTTAAAAGCGCCGAGGATAAGATAAAGCGTGATTTTATTGAATCCTGCCATCATAGTCAAAAAGATATGGACTTTAATCTTTCAGAATATGATGGATTAAACAGTACCATGGATCAATCGTGTTGTTCTTATGACAGCTATAAATATTTCGATAGGGATAAAAAGATGCTTCATAATGGCGAACTCAAGTATTTTCGTGACAATAATGGGTATCTCTGCCGTGGAAGAATTTATCACAGGCTTAACATGATGTTTTGGATTGTCATAAATGATTCCAAAACAACTGTGAAAGCTGATTATGAATTATTTGATCTGATGGATAGTGACCAGCGCTGTAGAGTCGCAAGAAAAAATACACCGAAAGAATATACCGATAAAGTCGAATTTCTTAGTGAACTTTCGGTGAAAGAGCTTGAACGGGAACTTAGAAAAAGAAAAAGAAATTGATTTTATGATCTACCTTATAGCAGATACAAGCAAATATGAATGGCCATTGGCCACTGCTGGTAGCCTGAATGAACTATCTGAGATCTGTAAAGCAGAGATCCCAGTGATCAGCCGGATAATCCGGAAGAACCGGACAGCGAAGTTATTTCATGGGGTGCCGGCAAAGATTTATAAGTTTCAGGAGGATTAATGGAAAACGGACTGACAATAGGTGAACGAATCAAAATAGAGCGACAACAGTGCGGGATGACCCAGAAGCAGCTGGCTCTAGAAGCTGGTGTTACCCAAAGGTGTGTCAGCCATTACGAACTTGGCCAAAGGGAACCACAGTTTGTGGCGATTGGAAAAATCATGGAAGCCATGGGGTTTAAAATACAGTTTGTGAAAGAAGGGGTGGAACAATGAGAGATAGAGCGGATTTTATAGAGAATCTAAAAATGGCACAGGTTCATTTAATGATATTGGTGGAAGACATAAAATACCCACTGCCGGAGGAACGGCAAGAATGGTTAAACGGTGCTTATATGCTGATAAACTATCTGTCGAAAATGGAAATGCAGGACGATCTGAAAGAAGTATTGGCGGCCATGGGTGAAAAAGAGGTGGAAAATGAATAAATACCGAAAACTACAAACGATCAAACATGCTCTGCAGTATTACATAACCCGGCCGGATGCCGATCCCAAGGACATTGAGCAGGAAAAGGCCCTGCTGGAAAAGGTCAAGGGGGAGATCCGGGCAGTAAAATCTAAGTGGTATGGTGATGGAGCAAAAGGATGAACTGGATCTGTGATGGTTGCAAGCATATTGCCGATGCGCCTTATATTTGCATATGGGGTTGTCCCAAGAAGAAAGAGAAAAGCGGAAAGAAATGGATTTTATCAAACGGATTTATAACTTTCGATCAGAAGGCCGTGATCGGAAAGCCGGTTTCGAGGTAGAAAGTGACCAGTTTATTGGGTTGAGATACATTATCAAGGGTGATAGCCTGGTGATTACTTCAGCCAAAAACGGAGCCTTTGCGGTGGATTTGGAAAAGAGCAAATTATTGGCCCAGGAAATAATGGAGATGGTGGAGCATTATGAAAAGTAAATATGAACATGAATATTATGGATTTATTGAAATACTTTATCGAGATGGTAGCAGTGATGCTTTTTATGCTGGTGTGGGATTGGCTCAGAAAATAGGGATGGAAGTGATGAAAGGTGACTGCCTGATTAATATCCCGTGTCGGCAGGGAAAGAGCATTGAGTTCTTTTCTTCAACGGCGAAGAAAGTCACCATGGTTATTGGTGGGCGGATCATCTTGAAGCGGGTGAGCGCATGATCGATATAAAAAAGACTTATTACCTGGCTCATCCCTGTACGACCGGGGGAAAGAGCATCGAAGAAAACAAGGAATTGGAAAAGCTGGCATTTGAGCAGCTCCAAGAAAACTACCCGGGAGTAAAAGTGATCCGGCCCTTGGTGCTGATCCCGGAGAATAAGGAACACCAGGAAGCCATGCTGAAATGTTTTAAATTGCTTAATCGGTGTGACGCTGCAATATTTGCTGGGCATTGGATGATCAGTAAAGGGTGCATGATGGAATTTGATTTTTGTGTGGATAATAAAATAGGGGTTATTGAAATTGGCAATCTGTTTAGTGAGGTGGCGGTATGATAGAAGTATTGATCGATATTGCATCAATGAGTTTTTGGTTTGCCTTGGCCACGTCCGGGATTGCAGTAGCATTGGTTGGTCTATTTTTCCTGAGTGCGGTTGTATGTGGCGTTGCTGGTGGCGTGATCAACGGGATTGTGAAAAGAAGAAAATGAAAGCATATTTCAAGGCATAAAAAAAGGAGCTTTCGCCCCAAGTTGCTCACGGAATTATTTTAACATGGGGGGAAGCGAATGTCAAAGATTAAGAGTATTACGGCAATGATCAATATAGAGACGACCTGCAGGGATAATCTGGTTCGCAGAAAAGGGAGACTGATGAGCCAGCTTTCACCAGACGGTATTAAAACAAGTAACATGGGGGATGATCTGGATGCTTCGTGTATTCACGGCAGCCGATCAAAAGCATTTGAAGATATTCTTCCGGAGGTCATGGAGCTGCAACAACAAATTAATGAACGCAACCGGGAGATTGATGTTCTCGTTAATTTGAAAAACCAGATCCTTGAGCAGATAAGTAGTATTGATAATGTGAATACGAAGGTAAAATATCTTCGGGATCAGGTGGGATACAGCTTACAGGAGATTGCGCTGGTATTGGATTATAGCTATGGGTATGTAAGAAATATCTCAGTTAAATTAGGAAATATTGATAAAAAATGACAAAACATGTGACAGCAATTTTTTTTAAACCATGATATTATCTAAAATAGAAAAGAAGGTAAAAATTTAAGCAGCCGGAGAAAGGTTGCTTTTTTTATGGCCGGAAATGGAGCTTTAGATGAATAATCAATGTGATTGCAAGGACTGTACTCATAATCGGGATGGCCAATGCCTGGATAAGCGGTTGTTGAGTGATCCATATAAACAAACCGGATGCCTGAAGCCAGCAAGCAGATTGGAACGGGAGGTTAAGAAATGAAGTGAGAAAACAGCCATCAAAACCAATCAAGCGAACCCAGGACGTTCTTGATATGCAAGATTATTTAAAAGCGGCATCCAACAGAACGGTTGAGGGAAGACGTAATTACATTTTATTTTTAATCGGCATCACAACCGGTTACCGGGCCGGTGATTTAGTTGGCCTAAAGGTCAGGGATGCCAGGGAAGCGATCCTGCATGGTTATTTTACAATCAATGAGGGGAAGAAATTCAACTCAAAGAATATCAGAAAGAAAAACCGAAAACCCCGGCAGGCTGAGATTCTTCCCAAGGTGGCCAAGGAGTTAAAATTATATATCACGGATAAGCGGGATTATGAATTTCTTTTTCCATCCCGGAAGGGTGGAGCCATTGGTGTTCAGGCAATCAGCAATATTTTGAAAGATGCTGCAGCTTATTTTGGGATCAAAGGGATCACGGCGCACAGCATGCGTAAAACCTATGCGTACAAGATTTACATGGACAGCGACAAGGATGTTGTAGCGGTTAAGGAGCTGCTGGGACATTCCAGCATTGAAGAGACAAAATTATATTTAGGCTTAGACAGAGAAAAGTATCACGAGTACACCAAGGGATTAAATGACTTTGTACAGTGAGCTTTTTTTATTTTTTTTGCCAGTGAATGTTTAATAAATGAGTGGGTGATTATTAAAAGTCAGGAATTGCATTACTCTAGTAAGTAGAGAGATAAAAAACTGAATGTGTGATTCCCTAAGATAATTAAACATTCAAACAGAAAAATCCGAACGATAACAGCGCAAGTAGCAAATAATGTTCGAGTTTTTATTTTAAGATTTGAGGTGAATTTTATGTATATCGATCCAAATAGATTTAATGTAGAAGCTCGCATTGGTGAGAGCTTCAAACCTATTGATAATATCCTTGATATTGATTATACGACTGAAACGCTTAAAAGGGATGGAGATATTGTTGGCCATGAAATTAAATGTATAACAATTGAATACATCGATGAAACAGGGAAACTAAGTGCAGTCTCTGGGTCTGAATCAATGTTTCGGTTTACAAAAGTAAACCGGCATATTCCAAGAAAAGATCTACGCTGATATGGCTGGTGCATTTGCCAAGAGAATATACAGTTCCAAACGCTGGATCTCAAAACGTAATTACATATTCCAGAAAAGGTTTGGAATCTGTGAACGGTGTGGAAGACCAGGGGAAGAAGTCCATCATAAGATTTACCTGACGCCTGAGAATATCCATGATCCTGAAATAGTTTATGGTGAGGATAACCTTGAACTGCTGTGCCGGGACTGTCACTTCGACGAACATCGAAAGACTAACCCGCTGAGTGATAACTTCAAGCGTCGGGTAAGGCTGACAAACAACGGCGTTTACTTTGATGCTGCTGGCAATCCTCAGCCGGTTAAGCGGTGGATGGTCTGTGGTGCTCCGGCATCTGGCAAGACAACCTATGTGATGGAACATATGGATTATGGAGATATGGTCATTGACTTTGATCTGATTGGTCAGGCGCTCAGTCTGCAAAGCAAGGATGGGCTGCCGGACAATCTGGTGGAGACTGTGGCCAGCGTCCGTGATCATCTGTATCAGTTGGTCGAGACTGAGAAGGTTGATGCAAGAAACATCTGGATCATTGCATCGCTACCTAAGCAGAACGAGCGTGAACTGATAGCCGAGCGATTAAAAGCAGCAATCATTGCAATTGATGTGGATTATGAAACCTGTCAGGGTAGAGCCATGCTGGATGATAGCAGAAAAGACAAGGAGCTGCAGAAGCAAATCATCACCCGGTACTTCCGCAACCGCAAGGGGTAGCCCCCCTAAAAAATTGTGGGGTGGGGTCGAAAAGGACCGTCGGAGGTGGAAGCTCTTTGTTCCTCCACGGGAAAAT